CGGTCTTTCCACTTGGGAAGAGCCAGAGTCCGATTCTTTATGTCAAAGTAAGCGGTCGCCTTTGCGGTCGATGTCACATTGATATTCTCTTTAGCGAGGAGTCGGGCTAGGGTGGATTTGGTTTCTGTAATTTTCATTCTCAATCTTATATGTCTATTATATCCTATTTTATGGATTTTGTAAACATATTCATCTCGTTGATAGTCAAGGGTTTAGGAAATTGTTTTTTAGAAATTTGAAAAGTTCGTAAGTCATTCATAATCAACATCTTAGAAATCGTTCAAAGAGGGGTTTAATTCACGAATTAACTCACGTTCTCTTTGGTAAGCATTCTTGCGACCACGGACAACTTCAAGAACCTCATAGTATATGGTCTCTTCAGTCTCACGGAGGAAATTGCACATCGTCCAGTCCTTGTTCTCATTCATGGCACGAGAGATGTGCTTCTGAACTCGAATCTTGACTGACTTCCAAAAGGCTCGACCCTGAGCGACAGTTAGACCAATGTAGGTGTCATCACCTCCGCTAACACGATAAAGGATATAGTTTCGATCTTGTCTCTTTTTTCTCATGGTCTATCTCAATCTTATATGTCTATTATAACATGAGACCATGGATTTGTACAGGAGTGTATCCTGCTGAGTATCAATGACTTACAAAACTTGAGTATATTTGACTCAAAATGTCACAACCTGTTGAGTATCAATGACTTACAACTTCGATCGAATCTTATCCAATTCTTTGATTATTTGAGAATAGTTCTCATTAAATCTTATCTTAACTCCATACGTATCATAGAATTGAGGTATCAGCGCATTCTTGAAATATGCATCAAATAGAGTTCTAGCACTTGAATCATCTGACTTATCCAACATCGACTCTACAAGATATCGAGTATTATTGAATACATCGTACTTCATTATTTGATACCCGAGAAGTTATTGCGCTTAACGAATTCAATCTTGGCAGGAAACTTCCCATCCAACAGATCCTGCTTGTGTGAGATAATAAAGACATTTGAATCTTCACGAAGTGTGTATAGAATCTTTATGAGGTTATCCACACCATCTGAATCAAGTGAGGAGTCGAATGTCTCGTCAAGAATCAATAGGTTCGTGTTAGCAGAGTTCTTCATCTTAGCGATCTGTCGCCAAGCAAAGAGAAGTGCTAAATCGATTCTTTGTTTCTCTCCTTCCGAAAATGAAGAATAAGAGAAGTCATCACGATGCCGAGAACGAATAGTTTCATTAAAGGAATCATCGAGTGTGAATGAAACAAAGAAGTCAAGAACCTGAAGATACTGATTAATCAACTTGTTCATCACTGGAAGATATTCCTTAATGATCTTTGTTTTAATACCAGTGTCCTTCAATAACTCAAAGATGGCTTCGATATAAGAACGAACATGAGTTTGAGATTGCATTGTATTATTCAACTCAGTTAGTTCATTCTTATTCTCTTCAAGTTCTTGTTCTGCCTGAGTAGTATCAATAGATTTAACTTCTTCGCTTGATTGAAGAGAATGAATCTGAGACTCACAGTGGTGGATTGTTCCTTCGTTCATTCGAATATCAGTTCGAATCTTGTCTAGTGAACTCTTAGAAGTATTGGCAGAATCAAGAGATTTCCGAAGTGAAAAATCCTCGTTTTCAAGTTTAGTAATGGTCTCTTTAATGACCGATGCACGACTTGTGATCTCTTTTCTCTTGATGTTTTTAAAGTCTTCTGTGAGTGTCTGATCGCAAGTGGGACAACAATCATTTGATTCAAAGAACTTATCTTGCTTCACAAGTGATTTAATCTCGTGATTATGAGTCATCTTCTCTGTAGAGATATCTCCGATCTTCGAATTCAATCCATCGATTGTTTTACATAGATCTGGCCATTCTGCATCAAACTGATCTTGAAGTTCTTTATTGCGCTCAATAAGAAGAGCAACCTCCGCTTTTAACTCTTCAACTTTCTTTTCATTCTTTAGAGATTGCTTCAGATCGATATCCTTCAATTCACGAATATGCTTCTCCTGTAGAAGAATCTTCTCGTTAATGATATTGATGTTATTGCTAGTCTGTGCTAATTCATTCTTGAGTTTGGAATATCTTTCCTTAGTAAGATTGTTCATCTTAGTAAAGATACCGATATCAAGTAGATCTTCAATAACACCTCTGCGCTGGGCAGCAGGTAATTGCATGAATGGAATAAACGAACTAGAACCAAGAACTACAACCTGATGAAAAGACTTGTGATTCAATTTGAGAATATTACTCTCAAGAACCTTTTGATAATCTCGTGAATGAGATTCTTCATTAAGTAACTTATTGTTCTGATAGATGTGGAATCGATTTGGCTTGATAGAACGAAATACACGATATCGATTCGATCCTACTTTGAATGTGACCTCAACCTCGCACTGGTTACCATTGATAGAATTAACTAACTGAGGTTTATTGATATTACGATGAGGTTTTCCAAAGAGCGCAAATGATAGCGCATCAAGCATTGTGGACTTTCCTGCGCCATTCGCTCCAACAACAAGAGTGGCGGAAGATCGATTCAAATCAATTACTGTTTCCTTATCTCCAGTTGATAGGAAGTTCTTATAGGATAGTTTCTCAAATGTTATCATTATATTTCGTCAAGAGTTTGCGCTTCAACATATAGTTCTTGCATCAATTTCTTCAACACACTTCTATTCAGATTAGTTTCAGTCGAATCAATATAGCTGTTAAGAAGCGATTGAGTGTCTGCAGTACTGACAGAATCATCTTCAACATTCTCTCCAAGGTATTCTTCAAATGATTCCGCAACTTTAATTTCAAATGGGTTAGTGCGCTGTAATTGATCAAACCATCTGTCAAATCCATAAAGATCTTTTTTATTAAGAACAACAACCTTAACGTAAGTACCACTAAAGCGATCATCAATAATAGGTTTAGAATCTTCATCATAAATCAGTCTGTGAAACATACTATCATTATTTTTGATAGGTGTCAATTCTCTTGTTTCGGTATCTAACACATGAAAGAACTTATCTTCATTCGCATCAGAGAATGTAAGTTGTAATTGAGTGCCAAGATAATGAATGTTATCCCTATGACTCTTTGCATGGTAGTGACCTGATAGAACCATGTCGAATCTTTCGAATATCTTATGATCCATTCCGTGGTCTTTTGACGTCACACCTCGCATGACTTCGAAGTTCGCTAATTCAAGGTGCCCTGCGACAACTGATGCTTTGCTTTCTTTAATCGCTGCCATGGAAGTTTCGTAATTATCCACGCTGATCCAAGGAAGCATAAGTATATCAAGGCTACCAAAAGTAACAGTTGTAGGGTCATTCCAAATATTAATAGTGCCGTCATAGTGTCCTAGTATTTCATTTAAGGAATTGAGTTCGTTAGTATTTTTGTAGTATACGTCGTGGTTACCTGGTATGATATCCATCGTCATTTCATACTCTTCAAGTTTCGAAATGAAATGATCGTAGTTCCTTTTAAGAACTTTGAAATTCACAAACTTACGGTGATCGAAATAATCACCAAGGTGGATTATCTTCTTTATGTTATTCTCAAGTAGGTATGGAAAGAATGTGTTCTCGTAGAATCTCTGTGAATAATCTAAAAATACGTCTGAACCATTCTTAACACCCGCATGAGTGTCATTAATTATAGCTATCTTCATAATGTATTAAGCGTAAAAAGATTCAAACGAATCAATTACCTTCTTCTTTGCTCGTTGTCTCTTCTTCAACTGCTTTCCAAATTCTTTGATCTTATCATCTTTGGCTCGATTCATTTGACTCTTATAACGAACTTGTGCAACAATGGAGTCCGAATCACATTGACCACCAAATTCAGCGAAAGCATCAGCACCAGCATAATCAATGTATCTCTCTTTAATATCTTGTTGCTTCTTTTCCTTTGCGATTCGACGAAGGAAAGCATAGTATGATATCTGTGTGAAATATGCAAATGCATTTGGCAATCCTGTTCGTGTTGCCTTCTTCACATCATAATTCATAATAGCCTTGATACAATTCTCGACTGCATCCATTACCATCTCTTCTCGATATGTGTATGAAAAGAAGTTAGGCTTGTGTGATAGTCCCTCAGCTATTTTAAGGAAACAAGAACCTATGTATTCAGTAACATTGGGTTCACTCTTATCTTGTTCTCTAGCTTCATTTACCGAATTCACATAATCCACTACAGCTTGAGAGAACTCTTTGTTATTTACATAGTGTTGTTTTGCACGTTTCATTATATAGTATAATATATATTGTATTTAATATGTCAATACCTTATTTAGGGTTTGACATCGAGTTGACTTCTCTTTATAATTGATTTGAATCAAACAAAGAATACCTAATTATTCCCAGGTTTCCAATCCCATCTTTTGATATGCTCATTTAAATCTTGTTTGTCAAAATCATTTAAGAAGGCTTCGTCTAAATTGTCCATCTCCAATAAGGATAGCATGGCATCATCTCGTTCATCCTGTCTTTCTTTATTAAGAAGAATGTATTTGAAGTAATGTGCTTTTAATTCGAATAGTGCCTCCGAACGACTAACTATATTGTCAGCATTCAATTCGGTTAGATCATGTAGAGAAGAGAGATTCCATTCAACGATATGATATCCTTCTTCTGTGTAGACTATCTGTGCGGGAAGAGTTACAAATATTGTATTACTGTATTCTGTCGATTCTTCGATATCCACTTCTTCCGCAACGATGTAACTACCATCTGTGAGACGATAGGTGTAGATGTCTGCATCCAGTATTTTTTCAATCATATTAATCATAAAGGTACTTCGTGTATTTGATAATTAAACCTCTCTTTATTATATATCTTTACTCTTTCAACAGCGTGATTCAGTGTGTAGTTCTTTCTCTTTTTCCAAGATAGATCATCTGCTAAATCATAGACCACTGTTCCCTGTCCATTCTCACTCTTTCTCAAACCTCTACCGATGGATTGAAGAACTCGAATCTGTGACTTTGTTGGAGATGCGAAAATAATATTGTGAAGATTTCTTATATTTATCCCAGTACTAAATGTACCTACAGAAGCGACAATGATTGCATTCTTTTCCTTCTCTGTGACTGTACGAATCTTTTCTCTTTCTTCAGCATTAACTGAGCCAGATACAAAGAATACTTTTCTCTTTCCTGCTCTATCTCTTATCTCTTTGAATAGAGGTTCACCATGTTTCTTCACGAGATTATAGAGAACCAAGGTATTACCTGTTTGATCTAGAGCCAGATTAGTAATGAATCGATTCCGTTTCTCGTGTGATACAATGAAATCAATCTCGTCTTGATATTTCTGTTTACCAAATGCTTTTCGAACTTCATCACTATATTTAAGAACAAGAGACTGAATCTTCAAATCAGCAAGAGTATCAGAATCAATTAGAGTTTGTGTCGTGGTTACTTTATACACAGGCCCAAAGTTACCAATCAATGTCAATTCATTCACCTGTCCTCCATCAAGAGTACCAGTTGTTCCGATTCTCATCTCAGCATGAATCAATCGATTCATAATCGTTGTGAGAGATTTTGCTTTGAATGTGTGTGCTTCGTCTCCAATGATACATCCAAACTGTTCAAACCATTGTTGAGGTAATTTAATAGCACTCTGCCATGTAGTGATAACAACAGATTGATCAAATGTCTTTTCCTTACCAGAATAGATTCTGTGTACATCTTCTTCTACATCGAAGTCAGAATCATTAGTTGAATAATCCGCAAAGTCTTTATACATCTGTTCAACCAGGGAAGTAGTTGGAACAACAATGATGACTTTCTTATTAAGCTCTTCTTGAAGATAATAACGAATCAGCATGTAGATAATAAGAGACTTACCAGAACCAGTTGGAGATACTAGAATTGCTTTTCCATTCTCTGTCGCAAATTCAAATGCTTTCTTCTGATAATCTCTTGCTTCAATCTCTTTTCCTCCAGAGCACAATGGCAAGGAATCAATGTATGATTCATCATAAGAGAATCTGTTTTCAATCTCATTCGAAAGATTTACTTGATAACCCCGATCTTTTGCAAATTGAAGAACTTCATTTAATAGACCATAAGGAATGGTACTATTCATACGATTATACAATCTGATTTTGCCATCCCACTGCTTGTTCTTATAGCTCGGCATCCATTTATATCCATCAGCGTAGAATGTGAAATACTCTGATAACTCCATCAAGATACCAGAATCATCCGAAGTGATGTAAAGCAATGCTTCGTTCTTTTTATTAATTGAAATCATCAAATTCTTCTTTACTCACTATATCAAATTCATTATAATAGATTTAATCGAAACGACATCTAACTAGAATTGTTTGTCAAATACCAGAAGTAAACTTGCGGAAGTCGATAATATTCTTGATGTGAGTATGCCTCCAACGAATATTACCCATAATCTCTTCCAAAGAGTCAATAATTGATTTCTGATATTCAATCGCAGATCTGGCTTTAACTATATCTGCATCCGTACTATAATACATTTCCATTTCAGATTTAAGAGGCTTACTCATACCTTGGAAAGGATCATAAGCCCAGCCTCTTTTATCCATCTCGGCTTGAGTCATCTTTCCTGTATAATAGAGCCACTTATCTTTACGAATCTGCTCTAGTTCCATTTCCTTCTTCCTCAGTTGCAACTTGGATAATGTGAATATCTCAAGGTATTTAGCGTGCAACTTTGATGTTTCAATAGTTACATCATCTAAAGCATGCTCATCGATTACTGAATCTTTCTTCCAAGATTCAAGGATATCATTTAAACTCATCATAATATAGTTTTATTTATAGGATTTTAAAATAGTCGTATCTAAACGTCACATCAGCTTGTAGATATTCCACATCAGTAGCCTGTGTGCTAAACTCTAATCCACTAACACTGGTTGGAAATAGATTAGTGAATTGAATTTTATTATTAGGTAAATTGTGATTGGTAAGAACCATAAGTGTAGCATCATATACAATAGGATCAGTTGTATCTCTGTGCTTCATAACCCAATCATAAAGTTCTTTATAAACATTCATATCTTCATCCATTGCGATTCGAATAGAAAAATCATCGAACGTAACATCACCAGAGATATAACCCTTATACTGTCTATGTGGTGTTTCAACTTGACCTAAAGATAAACCTGGAAGTGTTACACTAGTCGCAAAATACTCAAGATTCGATAGAGTGTTTCGATTGATAACTAACTTAAATCCCGTCGGAGAAAGGAAGTTGTAATTGTTTGTTAGATTAGTCATAT